GGCTGGTATTAATTGATAATCTAAAGGTTGAAATATTGTTTGCAGTAATGTATAATTACTGAATGCTAGCTACGATTCAAGACTCTGTTTTACAATTACTACCTGCCCGCAAAAAAACGGGTCAAAACGGCTGGACCAGTTTCAATGCACCCTGCTGTGTATACAACGGAGAAACAGCAGATACACGTGGACGTGGTGGCATAAAAACAAATGCAGGTGCTGTAAGCTATCACTGTTTCAACTGCGGATACACTGCCAGTTTCGTTCCTGGTAGGCATCTAACATACAAATTTCGAAAACTACTTGCCTGGTTCGGCGCCGACGACAACACTGTTAGGCGTTTGGTAATTGAAGCAGTTAGACTCAAAGATATTATTGCACCCGAAGAAATTCGAGAACCTGAACAAGAAATCCGGTTTGAAGCACGAACACTACCTGCAGAAGCACGAGAACTCAATGAACTGAATGCATTTTACTTGTTGGGCAACTATCAACAAGTTCCAGCTGAATATTTGGCCGCAGTTGAATATATTGCACGTAGACAAATTGACATAAACAAATACAAACTGTACTGGACACCCGAAGAAGCATACAATCTACATCGTAGAATTGTTGTGCCTTTTTACTATCAAGGTAACATAATTGGATATACCAGCAGAGCAATAGTGGATGGTATCAAGCCCAAATACTATAGCAATCATCCTGCTGATACTGTGTTTAATATAGATACGCAACAACCCAACTGGCAATTTGTTTTGGTCTGCGAAGGACCGTTTGACGCAATGAGTGTGGATGGTGTTGCAGTCAGTGGCAGTGAAATCAGCGACCAACAAGCAGAATTGATTGATCGATTACAGCGTGAAGTTATTGTTGTGCCTGATGCTGATCAAGCCAGTAAAAAATTTGTTGATCGTGCAGTTGAACTTGGGTGGACTGTGAGCTTTCCGGTATGGATGGAAACTTGCAAAGACATCAACGAGGCTGTAGTCAAGTATGGAAAACTGTTTGTGATCAAGGCAATACTAGATGCAAGAGAATCCAGACGATTAAAAATTGAACTCAAGAAGAAAAAACTATATAAGTGACATGACAAAAGACTACAATACCAGTATACAGAAATTGTTTTTAGAAATGATGCTTGAAGACGCCAGTGTGTATGTGCGTGTTCAAAACATTTTCAATGCAGAAAACTTTGATCGCAGCCTAAGGACTGCGGCCGAGTTTATCAAAAAACACAGTGACGAACATCAGATTCTGCCCACTCGAGATCAAATACGAGCAGTCACCAGCGTTGACTTACAGCCAGTTCCCGATTTGACACCGGGACACTACGATTGGTTCTTGGAAGAATTTGAAGGATTCAGTCGCAGGCAAGAACTAGAACGTGCTATTCTTAAAAGTGCAGACTTGATTGAAAAAGGCGAATACGATCCTGTTGAAAAAATTATCAAGGATGCAGTTCATATCAGTTTAACTAGAGATATGGGCACAGACTATTTTGCAGATCCGGCTGCACGTATCAACAAATATTTCAACTCGGGCGGACAAGTGAGCACAGGATGGCCCAGTGTTGATAAACTGTTATATGGTGGATTCAGCAGAGGTGAACTAAACATCTTTGCAGGTGGCTCAGGATCAGGTAAATCGCTTGTTATGATGAACATTGCGTTGAATTGGTTGCAAACAGGACTCAACGGAGTTTACATTACTCTAGAACTTAGCGAAGAACTGACCAGTTTGCGTACAGATGCTATGTTGAGCAGCATGAGCACCAAGGACATTCGCAAGGACATTGATACTGCCACGCTCAAGGTCAAGATGGTAGGCAAGAAGTCAGGCACATATCAAGTCAAAGGATTGCCGGCGCAGAGCAATATCAACGACATTCGCGCATACTTGAAAGAATATCAAATACAAACCGGGCGGCGAGTAGACTTTATCATGATCGACTACTTGGACCTGTTAATGCCAGTCAGCGCCAAAGTTAGTCCCAACGACTTGTTTGTCAAGGACAAGTATGTGAGTGAAGAATTGCGTAATCTAGCCAAAGAGCTGGGTATGCTAATGGTAACAGCATCGCAGTTGAATCGTAGTGCAGTTGAGGAAGTTGAATTTGATCACAGCCATATTTCGGGTGGTATCAGTAAAATTAACACGGCAGATAATGTGTTTGGTATTTTTACTAGCAGGGCCATGCGTGAGCGCGGTCGCTATCAGATCCAGTGTATGAAATCTCGTAGCAGTACAGGCGTGGGCATGAAAGTTGATCTAGAATACAACATCGAAACCATGCGTATCACAGACCCTGGGCTCGAAGCTGACAACGGATTTGGTCACCAATCCAGCAAAGGAATCATGGACCAAATCAAAAGCACAAGCACAGTTAGTCCAATGATTGCAGCTAAACCCAGGCCCGGATTTGAACTTGAGGGCAAAGTTCAAGGCAACGTAGACAGCACCAAGCTCAAAAACATGCTTGCAAGCCTAAAAACCAAAAGCGAATAAATAGATAATATTGGAGCAAATCTTGCAAAAGCGTACCCGTAGCATATTGGATGAACTTGCACACATGCCAGTCACGAAAGATCGTGAAAATCTGGTGGAAAGTCGTGCTACCCATGTGATTCAAGGTGCTATTAACTTGATCAATTATATCAAGGAAAACTATGATGCCGAACAGTCTGCAGAACTAGAGCGTAGACTGCTTAACAGCATAAGGGCACAAGACCCTGCAAAGTTTGCTCGCGGTGTGCGGAGATTTAAAAGTGAAGATTAAACAAATTATCAAAGAAGCCTTTGGAACAAGAGGAGTAAGAGATCCTTATACCTACGACTACGAAAAAGACCCTGAAACTGGGGAATACACAGGCCGTCAAGAAACAAATCCTAGATCATTTACCAATATGATTTCTGGGGTCGCAGACAGACTTGCAGCCGGGACTGGAAGTATGTGGGTCCAGGCTCCAGCTGATAACCAAAAAGATCGTATCAAATACTACAAAGTCCCTGAAGGTCGTGTGCTTGTGGTACAAGCTAGAAATGGTAGAGTATTTTACAAATATGCTGCTAAACCAGGTATGCGTAATTCAACGGGCTATTGGACAGACCAAGACGGAAAAGAAATATACCAAGAAGAAACAGTTCGAGCACTAGAACAACTAGCACGTACTAACGGACAGTTAACTTTTGATAAATCAGCACTTCCACAAGAACCAGAAACTCCAGGTTCTCGTATTGCAATGCCCGGTGACGAAGAGCCAGTAGGAGAACCATCAACATCGGAACCGTTGCATCCAGATGTTACTATTATGCAGTCAGTGCCTTTGGTTATACAGTACAAAGGTAAAAGATTTGAAATGGATGATTATGGTGAATTCCATCCGTTTGGAACTACAAAAAAAGTTACTCCTGCATTGCAGACTTTCTTAACTAAAGAAAGGATGAAGCTATAATGCAACTTAACGAAGGCGGTCACGTATTCAAAGGTGCTGATGGTCAACCATTAACACAACGTATTAACAGAGAAGATATTCCAGCCACGATCAAATGGATTGAACACGTATCGGATATTAGATTTCCTGAAGAAACGTGGTTAGGTACTACTGGCAAAAAGTCCAGTTCGGGTGATCTAGATTTGGCAGTAGACGAAACAGCAATAGACAAAGATACACTGGTTCGAGTTTTGTTATCTTCGGGCCTAGATGCAAAAGCAATTAAAAAATCTGGCGACAGCGTACACATTATGGCGCCTATTGGAGGCCGTTCAGGACAAGGCTATGTGCAAGCAGATCTAATGTTTGGCGATCCCAAGTGGCAAGCATTTAGCATGAGTGGCGGTGCAGAAGGCAGCAAATTGACTGGCATGAGTCGCCACGTAATACTGGCCAGCATTGTTTCTGCCCTGCACCCAGGACTCAAATGGAGTTACAAACACGGGCTAGTCGATCGTGTTACCAATCAATCAATCGAAGATGGCAAAAGTCCTGCTACACTAAGCAAGATCACTGGTATACCTGTTGCCAAGTTGAATTCTGCAGACGATATAATTGACGCAGTCAGCAAGCGTCCTAACTACGAACAGTTAGTAGCTGCCGCAAGAGATACATTGTCCAAGAGCGATATACAATTACCCGAAGCTGCACCTACCCCGGGAACTGCTGCTTGGTTTAGAAACTACACGGACAAACTTGCATAATGAAATTTGAATTTGTTGAATTCTTAATGGAGGCTGCTAATCCTCGAACTCCGCACCCCGAGGATGCTATCCTGTCAGGCAGTCAAGCCGCAGCCGAACAAGTTGCTGGTTTAAAAGCAGTGATATCAAATCCCGCAGGCCTTACTATCAAATGGGACGGCAAGCCAGCACTGATATTTGGCAGGGACAAAGATGGGCGCCTGGCAGTCATGGACAAGTACATGTTTGATGCAGGCGTATTGGCCAAGAGTGTTGAGGATTGGAAACAGTATGATGCTAACAAAGCATCAGGCAATCTACGTGGTAGTTTGTACAGCCTATTAGAAGTCATATGGCCCGGACTAGACGCAGCAACTCAAGCTCCGGGCTTTTACTGGGGCGACCTACTGTATGCCGGACAGTTACCTCCGCAGAATGGAAAGTATGTGTTCAAACCTAATCTAGTTGAATACCATGTTCCTGTTAATAGTCCATTGGGAAAACAACTAGCAGGCACCACCGGCGGTATTGTAGTACATCAATATTTTGACCAAGTGGGCAGTCAGCCTGCACAGTGGAACGGCAAAGGATTAGCAAATGTATCAGGTGGCGTTGCTATTGTAACTCCCACTGCGGGCAACAGATTTTCTTTAAAGACTCCTGTGCAACAAGAACGAGCAGCCGATGCTGCTATAAAAAAATACGGTGCTGCTGTTGACGAGCTACTGGGATCAATTCCACAAAGCACCAGAGATCGTATTAAAACTTACTTCAACAAATTCATCACACGTCAGACTACAGAACCTTTGCATACATGGCTAGCAGCAAATGTTAGCAAGGTGCAGTACAATGCACTAGCCGGTGATGATCACACCGGTAAATTGTTTGCACAAACACCTGATGGCGAAATAGTTGAAAGTCCGGGCTATGTTGGGCTCAAAGCCATATGGAACAGCATATACGCTTTCAAACAAAATCTAGCCAAGCAATTGGCATCACAGGTACAAGGCATTGAGGAATATGTAAACGGTCAACCTGCAGGTGAAGGCTTTGTGTTTCCGACTGCAACTGGCTTGGTCAAGATTGTTGATAGAGAAGTGTTCAGCGCAGCAAACTTTGCAAAAAACACCTAATGGAAAAAAATCAATTTTGCGTACCTCTAAATCTGCCGGATATTAGAGATCAAATCCGCCCCGAGTACATAGAAGAATTACTTGGACTACTACAAAAATATCCTTTTTATTTTACAGATTTTCAAGACAAACAAGTACCCCCGTTAGCAATTGAATTGTTCAAGCAGCTTGGATTAACTCCGTCTTTGCTTAAAATGAATTTATTTTCGTCGCCTCCGCTGGAAGCGCAAACTATTCACATTGACGGTGATCCAACAAACCCGGAAAAATACAGACCATTTGCAATAAATTGGGTATGGGGAGGAAAAACGGTCATGCGCTGGTTTGATGTGTTAACTGAAGTTCCACCGTATATGCATCAACCAGGATCAAAACATATTTTTACACGTTTTACTGAAGACCAAGTTAAATTAAAACATCAATCAACACTAACTGGCGCTACATTGGTTAATATTGTGCATCCGCATAGAGTAATAAATGCATCAAAAGAGCAAAGATTTTGCTTCAGCATGTGCTCAGAAGAAAATTTAACCTGGGAAGAAATTACAGATTTGTGCTACAAACACGGACTGGTGCGCGAATAAAAATCGGTCAAAAACATCCAAATTTTTGCATCAGGTATAAATATTAACATGCGATAACACGCAAAATCTTAAGGAGAAACAAAATGGCAATCGGAGTAACTAAAGTAAATGGCGACACAGGCGGCTTAAACAACGTCGGCGATGGTCGTATCCTAACAAACGCAGCAATTATCAGCACTGGTGTTTCTGGCCCAGTTAATGCATACAACATTCAGATTGTTGCAGGTAACCTAGCAGCTGAACTAAGCCGCGGTACCAATGGTACAGCAGGTGCAGTTGAAACACTATTAAACGCAATCTCTTCTAACGCATCAATCTTGGCATATCAAGTTGACGTTGGTGCAAGTGCTGCTAACACACAATTGAGCGTTGTCACAGAGCGTAGCTCATGGACCAGCGCAGCAGCAATGCAAGTTGCATTACGTGCTACCCTGGCAAGCAACATTGGTGCAAACGGCCCAATCACAACAACCACTATGGATGTTCGTAACGTTGGTATCAAGCTAGCAGCTAGCTAATTGGAACTTGGTTCTAATAAAAAAGCAGACTTTGGTCTGCTTTTTTTATGGCCAGCATAAATATTAACATGCGGTAATACGCAAATAATTTAGGAGAAACAAAATGGCAATCGGAATTTCACGTAGCGCAGGCTACAACTATGCAGGCACCACTGGTGCATTAAACGGTGTTGCATCAACTAGCCCACTTAATCAAGAGTTGGGTCAAAGTGTTGCATTGTATCTAGTAGACGCTGGCCTAGACCTTAGCGGCGAAGATGATGCAGCAAACGAAGCATTTGAAGCGATCCTTCAAGCAATGCCAGCTGTGCTAGCATACTATGCACATGCAACATCAGGCGCAATCAGCTTTATCTGCGACGGTGTTAATGCACCTTCAGCAGCATCGTTACAAACTGCTATCCAGGCAATTGGATCTACCAAAGGTTCAGTGAACCTAGGCAGCACCACTGTAACAGCTGGTACCAGCTTTGTAGTTGCCTAATCAGTTCAACGACTGTAAAAAAGCAGACTTTGGTCTGCTTTTTTTATGACTATAAATACTTGCATGAAATTCTTTACCGGAGTTACTTTAGTTGATATTACTGCCACTTGTGTCACAAGGCACCGTCCTGGTGACGAACTCAAACGTGATCAGCAGCGCAATTGGGAAACAGTGCTACAGGTAATTGGACTGAGAGCACAACCTCAATTGATACAAGGACCAGTTTGCAGAACATACGAACTGGACGAAACTACTGCGTTTGGCGAAATGTATCACGGCCTACAACGAGTCTGGGTCTTTACTTTTGGGGTTGATCACGAAGATGTCTTCTTGGACAACGAGGATCCAGTAGGCGGATTAGATAAAGATTTTGCACAGGTACCAGTTATATGTGGACTTGAAGAAACTGCAAAGTTTATACTACCAATATTTTACCCGTACGGAGCAATCAAAAACATATATTTTATTGAAGGCTCAACTAACTTAAATACTATTTAATTTACTGACTCACCAGGCAAACTCTCATGGCAAATTTAGGCACCAACACAGAACCCTCTTTTTTAAAAGGATTGGAAACAGGAATATGGCAGAGAGTGAAAGAAACGACCTCGGAGCACACGTAGATTTATGTGCTGAGAGATATCGAACTTTGGAAAAGAAGTTAGATAATTTTGAAACCCGTATGGAAAAAATGGAAGAGCATATTATTGCAATACGCACCAAGCTCTCCGAAGCCAATGCTGGTGGCGAAAACGCCGCTAATAAAACAATGATTACCATTGGTACAGCATTTGGTGTTGCTCTACTAACAGGACTAATTACTGTACTGGTACAGTTCATTCTAAAATAAAACATGAAGATAGTAGAACTAGTAAATAAAGTTAGATTACCAATAACAAACGAAGAGTCTGACATCTTAGGAAAGTTTCACGAGTCAGCAGAACTACAAAAACAAGACCTAAGCCCCAGAGAAATAATACTAGCAAACCAATTGGTAAACAAAGACGTACTGTATAGAAAAAATGACGAAGGGCGCATCTACTATAAAAAGAAAATCTGAGCTTGATTTGGCCAGAGATTTATTTACAGATTTAGGACTACAATATCTAAAACACTGGACACAACAAGAATTAGCAAAGTATAGAACAGAACCTGTAGTTATTCCAGTTGGTGACTACAGGTTTTTTATTGGACCGTATCAAATAACCGGAAAGCATCAACATTGCTGGACAGTGACACAATTTGATGATCGACAAATACATGATTTCGTTGATAAAACAACAGCTATTTTGTACTGCATGTATGCCACACGCAGAAACTATACCCAGGCAAACAATCTACTAGATCTAGATTACAAAGTTGGGCGGCTAGATCTAGACATAAAGCACTATGAATGGACGCTAAAAGCATCGAGCAAACGCAAAGACATGCTTAAATACGATATTGTATTAAATAGATGTATAAACGCCAAGATGCAACGTCGTGAATTAATTGATATTTTGAAAAAAACTTTAATTTCGGCTAAATACTTAAACTTTAGGAATAACCGCTATGAGACTAATGGAAATGGGCATCAAACCCACAGCAAAAAAAATTAACAAAGTAATGGAAAGCCGTTTTGGTATGAAGATAGATTATGCCAATCTTGACTTCAAACGTGCTTATGTTTTGGCACGTGGTCTGACAGAAAGTCTAGATCAAATCAAACGCAGTCATGGTGTACACGTAGCAGAAAAGAATCCTAAGTACATGGAGCTGCTAATGGTACGTGAAGGCCTACATCGCTGGATGGTAGAGAATAAGCAACAGCTTATTATGGAAAGCGAAATGGGCAAGAGCCAGGCTATTCTAGCAGCCAAGGACATGGTTGACAGTATCCAGGACATGTTGGAAGAAGTTAGCAAAATGCAAAACGAGCAAATGCCTGCGCTACTAGATACTATCCGTGACCAAATTGGTATGGAACAAGCTGATGCATTCAAGGCAGCAGTTGAGCCATTGTTGGGCAATATGGTTCAGCAATTGGGTTCAGCTCGCAGCACAGCTGATGATGCAGCCAGAGCATTAGCAGGCGAACAAGTGTCGCAACCAATGGGCATGGGTGGCATGGGT